ATGTGGGGTGCAATAGATTTAGATGAATACAAACCAAACGTAGAAGAATTATTTAAAAAAATAAAAAGCATAAATGTACCTTTCATACCTTTTAAGTCTAAAAGTGGGGGCATACATGTTTACATATTTTTAACAGAAGCTGTCCCTGCTTTACTATTAAGAGAAAAATTACATACAATAAAAAATATATTTGGTGATTGTAAACCAGATAAAATATTCCCAGTTCAAAAATATTTAAATTTAGAAAAAGGATCTGCAGGTAGTTGGATTAACTTACCATACTACAATGCTAAAAATACAGAACGATACATGATAAAGGAGGATGGCAGCGCCGCCACGATCGAAGAGTTCTTTGAACACTACGAAAGAAATAAAGTTACTCCCTCACAACTCAAAAAATTAAAATCAAACATAGATGAAGGAGATTCAGGAGATTGGTTTCAAGATGGTCCTCCTTGCATGCAAGCATTGGCTAAATTTGGTGTGCCTAAAAGTCAACGAAATGAAGTTCTTTTAGATATGACAAAGTATATAAAATTAAGGTACCCGGAAGAGTGGCAAGATAAAACACTAGATTACAATAAAAAATTTTTTGAACCGATTGGAAAAGGAATGAGTTATAGTGAAGTTAACAATGTTATAGGTTCAAGAGATAAAAAAGATTATAAATATAGATGTGATCAGGACTGGTTAAAAACATATTGCAATAGAGAAGAATGTGTAAAAAGAAAATTAGGTATTGGTGGAGGTATTGACAATGAATTAGTATTAGGGCCTTTGTCATTTGTAACATCAAGTCCAAAGATATGGTATTTAGGATTTAATGGTGATGAAGTAAGATTATATTCTAAAGAATTAGTTAAACAAGATTTAGCAAGAGAAGCAGCTACAGAACAAACAGGCAAGACACCACCAAAAATTAAAAACTGGGATATGCAGATAAGAACATTACAACAAAAAGCTACACCCATAGATGCACCAGAAGAAAGTTTACCAGAATTTAAATTAAGATCTCATATAGAAGATTTTTGTTTTAATCTTAGAATTACAAAGGACAGAAAACAAATTGTTATGGGAAGACCTTTCAGTGATGGTAATGGAAAACGTAAATTTATTTTTGATGGATTATATAAACATTTACAAATGGAAGAATGGAAACTATCTGTAGATTTAACACACCAAATGTTACAAAAATGTAAAGGTATTAGTAGAGAAAAATTTCATATAAAAGAAGGTGTTAAAAAATGGGTATACGTTTTAGATGAAGTTGCATTTGGTAGAGAACCAGAAGTAGAACAAGATATATTAAATTTTAAAACAGAAAGAAAAGAAAATGATTACTAAAGCAGATAAATTTTACAAACGACGTTACAAGATATTGGGTGGTCCTGGCTGTGGTAAAACAACTGAAATATTAAAAATGTTAAAAAGAAATTTTGAAAGTGGAATGCACTTTGATCAAGTTTTAATGATAGGTTTTGCAAAAGCTACGGTGGAAAATTTACAAGATAGAGCAATAAATGATAAAACATTATCTTTATTTCTAACTGAAAAACAAGCAGAATCTATAAAAACAATACACAAATTTTGTAAGGATCATTTAAATCAGTTTGCAATATTTAATGAAAGTGCAAAAAGAACATTTAAAGATTTAATAAAAACTGATCCAGACAACTGGCCTAAACTAGCAGATACTAATTATGATGGCACTGATCTTGTTGCAGTAGGATGGACAGAAGAACATGATAAAAAATTTGGAGCTATTATGAATCTCATTGGTTTAGCAAAACACTCATTAGGTTTTGAAAAAGCTATAAAAATTAATAACGAATATAAGGTAGTAAGAGATCCACTACAAAGAATTTTTCATTTTTATGATGAAGACCCTAGTTATTCTAGAGTTAGATTTAAAAGACCTGAGATAAGTTATGTGTATAAAAATTTTACAAGATTTAAAGATCACTATCAAATGATAGATTTTGATGACATGTTAGAAAAATCTTTAGCAAAAAACATTGAGTTCAAACCATACAAACTTGTATTAGTAGATGAAGCACAGGATTTGTCTAAATTAGAATGGCAAGTAATATCAAAGATAGCTAGAAACACTGAAGAGTTAGTTCTTGTAGGAGATGATGATCAATCTATTTATGGTTGGAAAGGATCTGATGCTAAGATATTTCAAAAGTGGCCATGTAAAAAAGAATGTGTACGGTCTCTGCCTAAAACGTACAGATTACCTCCTGCTGTGTATAGAGTTGTAATGAAGATACAAGGAGAGATACAACATAGGTTAGGAACAAAATTTGAATGTGACCCAAACAAAGAGGGGAGCTTTGGTTTTATTGATTCATTAAGAGTATTAGCAAATAATATCGACTCAAAATCAGATGTCATAATGTGTGCTAGAACAAATGCTATAGCACAAAAATTTAAACAATTTTGTATAGACTATGGTCTTATATTTAAAGAAAAAAATTATGCACATGATAGAGGCACTTCTTTTAGAACTATCTTTGACCAAGAAGATAGAAAAGAATTAATTAAAGCCTGGGATACTTTAAAGTCAGGTGGAGTTATACAAGGTAGACAATATTTAAAAATGGTTAAGAAACTACAACCAGGACTAATAGAGTATGGAAAAAAAGGTGCACTAGAACACGCTGACACACAACCACCAGAACTACAGGACCCAGACTTATATTTAAGTTTTGAAGACATAAAAGATAAATATTATTTTCAAGGAGATATAAATTCTAAATGGTTTGAAGTTTTAAAATTTGAAACTGATAGTGTTTTATTTAGAGATAATAATCATTTAAATGAATATTTAAGAACTTGTTGGGAAAGAGATCCTGAATTAGAAAGTAATATAAAGATTGCTCCAATACATTCTGTAAAAGGTATGGAGGCTGATCTAGTTATTGTAGATTCTAATTGGGGACCAAACTCTTTAAAATCATACAACAGTGGTAGCAGAAAACAAGAAGATGAAGAAACTAGAGTATCTTATGTTGCTACATCAAGACCAAGAAAACATTTAATGATTTATCAACACAGTCAGAAAAATGTTTTTCCATTATTAACAAGACAATTTTTACAATGAAAAGGAGTAAACAAATGACAAACAGTGATATGTTAGAGGATGCATTTCCTCAAGATAAACAAATCGGAGGATCTCACTATAAATTTTTTCCGATTCAACCATACGAATTTATTTCAAAGAATGGTCTTACGTTTTTTCAAGGAAACGTTGTGAAATATGTTTGTAGATATATTGAGAAAGATAAGGTAAAAGACTTAGAGAAGATAATTCACTATTGTGAGTTAGAAATAAAAAGACTGAAAGATGAGAAGTAAACCAATAAGTAAAATAGTAAAAATAAAAAAGCACACATTTAGATTGGAAATCTATCCAAATCTAGAAGGTCATAGAGAAATAAGTTGGGAAATATTTCCATATGATTACAACGCAGCTCTATATGCATTTAGTAATAAAAATAGACTAAATAATCTTATAGAAAAAAAACACATCTATGAACCAAAGAGGAATAATGAAAACACTATTTAAACAACATACAGATTGGACAGAACCAGATCACTTTCCAGATTTATCAAAGTATGATGAAATTTCAATAGACTTAGAAACAAAAGATCCAGATCTAAAAACAAGAGGATCTTCATCAACAAGAAACGAAGGTGACGTAGTTGGTATAGCTATCGCTGTAAAAGACTGGGCCGGATACTTTCCAATAGCTCATGAAGCAGGACCTAACATGAATCGAAAACAAGTTCTTAATTGGTTTGCAGATGTTTTAAAAACAGACTCATTAAAAATATTTCATAATGCTATTTATGATATGTGTTGGATTCATAGACTAGGACTCAAGACCCACGGAACAGTTGTAGATACAATGGTGGTTGCATCATTAGTTGATGAAAATAGATTTAGGTATGATTTAAACTCTGTTGCAAACGATTATGTTGGCATGGGTAAAAACGAAACTGCCTTAAAAGAAGCTGCGAAAGAATGGGGTGTTGATCCTAAAGCAGAAATGTACAAGTTACCTGCGATGTATGTAGGTGAGTATGCTGAACAAGACGCTGAAATAACTTTAGCTTTATGGCAAGAATTTAAAAAAGAAATAAATGCACAAGACTTACATGCGATTGTAGAATTAGAACAACAAGTGTTTCCATGTTTGTTAGACATGAAATTAAAAGGTGTAAGAGTAGATGAAGATCAAATTGAAAAAGTAGAATCTACATTACAAAAAAATTATGATCTTTATATGAAAAGAGTTCATGAGGAGATAGGTTTTTATCCTGAAGTATGGGCTGCATCTAGTATAGAAAAAGCATGTATTGCTAGAAACATAAACGATTTTGATAGAACAGAAAAAACTGGCAAACCTTCTTTTACAAAAAATTATTTAAAAAATCATAAAGACCCTGTTTTAAGAGCAATCAATAGCGCTAGAGAGGCTGACAAATTAAGAAACACTTTCGTAGATTCTCTAAAAAAGTTTGTATACAATGGTAGAATACACTCTGATATACATCAGTTAAAAGGAGACTTTGGAGGCACCGTAACAGGTAGACTATCTTATTCTAATCCAAACCTACAGCAAATTCCAAATTACACAGACATAGGTAATGGAGTTAGGTCTATATTTGTACCCGAGAAGGGCCATAAGTGGGGTTGTTTTGACTATTCACAGCAAGAGCCTAGGCTAGTGGTGCATTTTGCTCTAAGCACGCCTGGAGTCCTTGGAGTAGCTTCTGTTGCAGAAAAATATAATCAAGTAATACCAGATGATATAAGTGAACATGATAAAGAAAAAATGAAAAAAGAAGCAGACTTTCATCAAATTATTGCAGAAATAGCAGATATAGATAGGTCTGAAGCTAAGACAATTAATCTTGGTTTGTTTTATGGTATGGGTAAAGCTAAATTAGCAAATTCACTTGGTTATAATGATGAAGATGCAGGAAAGGTATTAAAACAATATCATCAAAGAGTTCCTTTTGTAAAACAATTAATTCAACAAGTCATGAACAGGGCACAAGATTCTGGTAAAATAAGAACATTACTAGGACGTAGATGTAGATTTAACTTATGGGAACCAAACTATTTTGGTGTTCATAAACCCTTGAAACATGAGGATGCAATCAAGGAACACGGACCAGGGATAAGAAGAGCTTTCACGTACAAAGCTTTAAATAAATTAATACAAGGATCAGCCGCTGATATGACAAAGAAAACTATGGTTGATTTACGGTCTGAAGGTATTACACCTTTGATACAATTACATGATGAATTAGATATTTCTGTAGAGTCTGAAGAGCAGGCTAACAAAATTAAAGAAATTATGGAGGATTGTGTCAAGTTAAAAGTCCCTAACAAAGTAGATTATGAGGTAGGAGATAACTGGGGCGATATATCCGACGAACCTGATGACATGTTTTAAAAAAAGTGTATAAATAATGAATGGCTTATTTGAATGTAAACATACCACCGACTTACGCACAAATAAAAAGGGAGTATCTTTATGATCTTAAAAAACATAGGGGAGAAGTTGAAGACTGCATTATCTTTGGTCTTAGCGCTCTTACAGGTCGCGCTATACTATGGCATGCTATTATGGAAAACGGTGCAATATTTTATCGCTTACCAATTAGCGCGTTTATTCA